TCAATTTCCACATCGTTAAATTCAGGAAATGTCTTGCTTATTTTATTGATAGCTTGACCAAATGTGATGAGACCAGCATCAAATAATCTCATGGTAATGTCTGCCTCAACTTCTTTACGGTCAATGAATACAGGAGTTTCAATATCAACTTTACCATCATAGTCAAAGTATTTACTGTTGAATTGATTCATTTTATTTTCCAATGGTCTTTGACGATTACTTAACTCCCTTGTATAAATTTCATATAATGTATTAGTTTTATTGGAGTTCATTGACTCGGTAGTATCATCAATGAGTAATCTTGCTTTTGGTATCTTGAATGTTGCAAGGATTTTACCATCTGATTTGTCAGCTAATTGAATCAAGTAATCATAATTGGACTCGCTGATTTGAATGTAATCAACAGTTAAAGGAATGTTCGGGTTTAATGTGGTTAATTCCAATGTGAATAAACCATTGCCTTTTTCCTCCATGCGTTCCTCTAAACTATCAACCTCATCTCCGCCATCAAGACCAGGAGGTCTGATAATTGTCAGTATACCACTGATGAGATTTCCATCACTGATTTTCTTTGCATCTAACATATCCAAACTGACTGATGCGCTGACATGATTGAAACATGAAATCCACATTGGATAATCAAAGAAACTTGACTTGCGACCACCACCCAACCATAGACAGGTTGGTAGATCATCATCTTCGGGTCCATATTCCAGATGTGATAATTTCATTTTTGTGTCTTTTTGACCTGCTACGGTTTGAACTGCATAGTAACTTATACCTGTTGGATTGTCTTTTGTTTTTTGTTTGGTTTCTTTGCTGATGTATAATGTGTCAGCGGGTATTTGGTATAATCTTGCTGGTTCTTTGTTTTTATCGTAGACTATTTCACTTGCTCCGAACCCGTAGCTGAACCAGTCGATGACTTGGTTTCCTAGTTCGTCTTGGTTGTTTTCCCAGAACTGTTTGATTTTTTCTGATGTGTTTTCATTTGTGTTGTTATTGTTGGTTACGGATATGTCGTTGAATATTGTGTCCTCTGCTAATACTTCGATGCATGTTTTGAGTAGTACATTTTGGTATATGAGGTTGTCGCAGAGGTCTACGCTGAGGTATGGGTATATTCGTGTTCCGTTTTTGTCGTCTGGTTTGGTGGTGGTGGGTTCGAGTAGTGTTTGGATTTGTGTTTTGTTTATTTCGTATTGTGGGTTTATTTTTGAGGGTGTGTTTATTTCCATGTTTATCATTTGCCCTTTTTTCTTTGATTTATGAAATTAAAATAAATTATTTTTGTGATTATAATTAGAATGAGGTTAAGGACAAAAAAAAGTATAAAATTATGAAGAGTAAAAAAGTTTGAGGTTTAAAATTCGTTATACCCAGTGTGCATTGTTTGACGATGTATTTTAAATTATTTTTTTTGTCCTTTCTCATCTTATACTCTTATAGGTTTGTGTTTTTTTGTGTGTGGTGTTTTTATATGAATATTTTGTATTACTTTTTATTATATTTAGTATTACTATTAAGATTATTACTTATTATTATTATTTTTATTACTATATAGTATTTACAGTATATACTATTATTACATATATCATAATAAAGGGTATATCCCCCCTCCATAATACAATACATATGTAAATACAATATATACAAAAAGTATTTACAATATTTACATATTTACAATAATATACCACATATCCTATAAACAAAAAAAATACCACAACAAGAGTAAATACAATAAATACCTATTTACAATATTACAGCACAATCACTAATGACAAATTCCAGAAAAACAACCAGTAATAAAAAAACATAAAAAAGTAATAACAACAAAAAACAAAAAAAATAAAAACCAACATCTACACCAAACACGACATAAATGTCAGTCAAGCCCACCACCAATACAATATACAAATACAAGTGACAGAAAAACAACACTCTCAAAAACGGATAATAAAATAATTGAAAGACATTCGTAAAAAAACAATACCAATGATGGACTTGACAAACACATTAAATCGTTAAACTCAAACCAGTAACAGTTTTCTGCATCTCCTCAAAAGCATAACTCACACTATCCAACTCATCAGGAGATGAATAATTTTCCATCACAGACTTATCAGGGTGCACATAAATATACTGGTCCTGCAAAGCACGAACCGGACTATACGGTGAACCATCAACACTAACATCATACAACAATGGAATATCACGGTTAATCAGCATGTTACCATTGCGGACATGATAAGCATGAGGATAAGCCCTGTTATACTTACTGCCGGTGCTTGATGCTGTGGTATCCATAACATAGAAACCTAATTTTGCACCAAGGTCTGTGAATAAGTTTTGCCAATAATTCAAAGCATAATGAGGCGCACTCCCTTGCTCCCTTTCAAAGTTTATAACCCTGGGTTTGTACTGTTGATTACGAATAATAAAATCACGCAGTCTATACTCCGGATTACTGGAAGGTGTACTGTCCATATCAACCAAAACCAACTTACCATTATCAAAATAAACCAAACATGACATGGCAAACTTATCAGTACCGGTTGAAGCAGGGTCTACACCAATGGTGCAGTAAACAGGTGTCCAGTCTTTGAAGTCATCTTGACTGATGAGACTTTTCATGAATTGTGATCTGTTCATGAGTAATCCTGATGTGATAACTGCGTCCCAATTACCATACTTCAATTGTTGTTTGGTTAATTCATCTAACTTGTCTAACTGCTTACTGTACTCTTCTTGATTCAAGTATTTGTTATCAGTATAAGCAGATGAAATAAAGGGTAGTTCTGATTTTGGACTGATGAACCTTGCTTTTACCCAGTCATGACCTCGACCACCGGGGTTGCTTCCTGCTCTCATACGGATTGGTATCGGACTATATTCAAGTTTTCTTAACCTTGAATGCAGATAACTATATTGATTCTCAGGAAATTGTGTTAATTCATCAAATCCTACAAATTGCAGCTCAGCACCTTGATATGAATTCAAGTGTTTATTATGATTCAAGTAACGAAAGGTTAAGGTGGCACCGTAATCGAAGATAAATCGTTTCTTTTGTTCTTTCCATGTGACAAGTCCTTTGTCCTCTAATGGTAATAGCCATTGTTTTGCTCTGTCCATTATCGCATTTGGCATATCCAAATCCTCTAATGTCCTACGGATAATAAGGGCATTGTAATTATTCCTTAGATTACCTTTATCATCTTCAACCATGAAATCCCGTGTTACATATTGTAATGCTGCCATCAGTAATGCATCTGATTTACCTCCACCTGCTTGACCACCATATAACAGTTCCTCACTATTATTGGCAAGGAAATATACTTGCTGTCTGAATGGAGTGTGTGGTATGTATGGGTTTTTACAGACTGTTTTTATTATCAGTGCTTTCTGTTGGTTGCTCAATCTGTTTAAAGAAATCAACATATTTTTCCATTTCCTCTTCAAAAGGTATATCCTCAACAATTTCAGCGTTCACATCAATTAATCCATCAAATTCAAAACTGCTGTAAGTGGAAGGTCTGCCGCATAAGTTGCATAATAGTTCGTGAGCTTCCTTTAATAGGTTACTGACATCTTTGGTCATTTTAATCCTTGTAACAAGACTGTACTTCTCACCATTGTCTTTGTAAGGTCTTTCAATAACCTCACCTAATAAGTTATTAGCATATTTAATTAATCCTTCAATGTTTCCGAGTAGTACATCGCTCATTCCATCAAATGTGTCCTCTCGTTTCTTTGCCAGTTTTAATTGTTGGTCTGCATCGTATATTCTGACTCTTTCAACCCAACACCATTTAACACTTAAATTATCTAATGAACTTTTTATTTTTTTTGTATTTTGCTCACCTTTACTCACTGCAATTTTTTCTGCGACTTTGCTAATGCTCCGTTCATGAGGTTTCAAATCACGATACATGACAAACTTATTAAAACTTTCTTGTGGTTCTCTTGGTAATGCCTCATAACATGATAATTTCCCTTTTACCATTTTAATCATCTAAATTATATTTTGTTTAATATGTTTTCTTTGATGTGTAATGCAATAGCTTTCATGAGGTTTGGTGGCACACTATTTCCAATTCTTGCCTGTATTGCAGATGGTGCACCTGTCCATTTGAAATTAACTGGGAATGATTGTAATAATGCCAGTTCATCAACATTTAGTAATGTCCCATTTTTCCATAAGATTTTTCCGTAACCTTCTTTGGTTATTGTTCTGATTGGCATGTCAGGATTAACGGTAATGTAATTGAAGTAAT